CGCCAGCAGGCGCGTCACGGCCTCACGACGCGCGGTGCCTTCCCCGGGTGGCTCGCTGCCGCGCAGGTAGTGCCCTTGGATTTCGAGGTAGACCGCCTGCACGAGCGCGGGCGGCACAGCCACGGCACTCGCGTAGCCGACCTCAGCCTCGATCGAGACGCCGTTCCAGGAGCGCCCGCTCGACGGCGACGTCGTAAACAGGAGGCGGGACCGATAGGCGTCCAGCCCGTACGACCCGGCATCGACCACCGTCCCCGTCGTGTCGTCGTCGGTGGCGTACGTCGTCACGGCGACAATCGCCCGCGCCGGTTCCGGCAGGACGACGTCGGCACACGGCAGGCCGTCATACCACCAGCGCACCGTCTGCGGCAGCAACAACCGCCCGAGCTGCGCCTCGACGTCGTCGAGCGCCGCTTCGAGGAAGTCCTGCAACTGCACGTCCTCGTCGTCATGCGGCAGCCGGAGCCGCGCCCGCACGTCCTCGAGACGCAGCAACGGGGCGTCCGGCGGCGTGACGCGCTCGCGTCCCACCGGGCCGGTGTACCCCACGCTCGTCGTCATGGCCGTGCGGCTCATCGCGTCTCCACATCCGGCACCCGGGCCGGGACAGGGACCGTCGTCCGGGCGGTGGTCTCCGCCTCGGGCGCCGGCTCGGCATACCCCTGCGCGATCCAGAGCCGGGCCTGCTCGTCATCACAGACGACGATCCGACCCGTCTCCCGCAGGCGCATGCGCACCATCGGCATTACGTCGTGGTCAAGTGCTTGACGGCTTCCGACTGTGTGAGCTCGCCATCGACCCGCCGGTTGGCGACGAAGCCGATCAGCCCGTTGGCGGCATACAGCTCGTTGAGCCGCGTGAAGCCCGTGCTCGGCCGGTCGGCCACGTAGTAGTAGCTGAGGTCGCCGAAGGCCACGACCTTCTTGGTGGCCGCGAGCACCGGCATGGCGCTGGAGGAAATCACCGGGCGGCCGAACAGCGTGGCCGGCTGCGAGCCTTCCAGGTTCTCGGCCCACAGGTAGCGCGCATCGGAGGCGACGCCCGTCTTGAGCTTGGCGAGCGACGCGCGGGTCGCGTCGTTCATGAGAAAGACGCCGCGGTTCCGGTACGCCGGCTTCACCGAGTAGTACAAGCTGGCGATGTCGTCGAACGTGATCACGTTGGTGCCGGTGGCGGTCGTGCCCAGCGCCGTCGAGCGGATGAGCCCCTTGGGCTTGCTCGAGTCGTCGCCGTCCACGAACGCCGCTTCCTCCAACTCGGCGAACGCCAGCGCGAACGTGTCCGCCAGGTAGCCGCCGATGTTGAAGGCGTTGTCGGCGAGCAGTTCCTCCGACACCTTGACGAGCCGCGTCATCTTCCAGGGCGTCAGCGCAATGTTGCCGAACACGTCCTCAGTCTCGTTGTAGGCAACCGTCTCCCCCGTCCACCCGGCCGTCCCGCGGCTGGTTTCGGTCGGGATGTTGAAGCTGCCCATGCTCGTCTGGATGATGGTGGCGTACTGCCGCATCACGTTGTAGTCGGACATCTTGCGGACGATCTCGTTGTGCCATTCGTCCGGCACGAGATGCCCGCCCGCGGTGTCGGTGGTGACGGTCTGCGCGCGCAGTTCCGGCAGCACGAGGCCGCTGCGGACGAACGTCTCGAACGCGCTGCGGTACTCCTCGGTCGCCGTGTGCCGCTCGACCCGCGCGACGCTGTGCTCGCCCGCGCCAGGCACGATGGCCCGCTCGGCTTTCGCCGGGTTGGCGGCGGCCACTTCCACGGCCAGTTGCGCATCATGGGCGCGCAGCGTGGCGTCAATGCTGCCGACCTGCGTCAGCACGTCGGCGTGCTCGGTCAGTTCCTCGGGCGACATCGCCCGCTGGTCGGTCTCGGTGCGGGAGACGAGCTCTTCAGCCTTGGCGACGAGAGCCGTCCGCTTCGTGATCAGAAACTCCGTGTTCATGTCCGCCCCTCGTCGCCACAGCGGCGACTGAGTGACACGGAGCCTCAACGGGCTTCTGGTCGGTTGGTACTGGTCCTCGACGCTCGGTGTACTTGTTGCACCGGTCGCACTTGAACTGCAGACGCCCGCCCGGCGCGAGCGCGTCCTCCGTCATCAGGCACAACTTCTTGCGACAGAAGTCGCACCGGACATCGCCTAATGGCGCCGCCGGCCGCATACGTCCACCATCGCGGCCTTCGCGCGCAACGTGGCCGCCTGCGCCTGCCACGACGCCCGGGCCGCGAGCCGCGCCACATCGGCCTGGAGCGCCTCGACGTAGCCGCGCGCCGCGACCGACGTCTCGTCGTACGCCGGGTACGTGACCGCGCTCACGTCGTACAGCCGGACGTCCTTGATGACGCGCAGCGGCACGGCCGTCGATTCGTCCTGCCAGGCCTGCGCCTCGACGGTGAAGGCAAAGGACGACTGGCTGACATCGCCGCGGCGCACCGACGTCCACAGGTCGCGCCCGAGTTGCGTGTCTGGCAGGTCGAGCTCGTACCGCAGGCCGCGCGCATCCTCGGACAGCCGCAGCGTGCCGGCAGCCGTGCGCCCGAGCACGTGATCCGGGTTGTGATTGAAGAGCCCGCGCACATCGTCGCCACGCTTCAACGCCGACCGGAACGCGCCCGGCGCGATGACTTCGCGGAAGTTGGCGATCCGCGTCTCGCTGTTGTAGAGCGCGGCATAGCCGCTCAGCGTGCGCGCGGTGCCGCCGTCGCCGTCGCCCGCGCGCGCTTCCATCGGTGCCGTGACGACACGGCGTTCCCGTTCGCCCATCACATGACCCCTTCCGGTTCGGTGTCGCCGGTCAGGGCCGGTCTGGGCGCAGGCTCGGGTGCCGCAATCGGCGTCTCGCCGAGCGGCATCAGGTTGCCCATCACGTACCGCACGTCCCCGGCCGGGCCGATGGTGTTGCGGTCTTCGAGCTCCAGGATGTCGTTCACGGAGAAGACGCCGCGGTCGAACATCGTCTGGTAGAAGGCACTGCGGCTCTGCAGGTCGCCGCGCAGCATGCCCTGCACCACGAACCGCACCGAGCGCGTGGCAAAGCCCTTCACGCTCAGGAGGTCACGTCCGGCCGCCTGCTCCCAGCGCGACAGCCACGGCACGAGCGAATACTGCAGGAACATCGTCTGCTGCGCTTCGATGCCGGTGCCCCACGACGTCGAGCGATCGACCTGGCCGATCATGTGCGGCGGCACCCGCAGCAACGTCGCGATCTGCGCGTCGCTGTACTGGAGCGACTGCAGCATCTGCGAATCTTCCGGGTCCATCCCGACCTGCTGCCACTCGATGCCTTCTTCGAGCACGGCCACCCGGTGCGCATTCGACAGCCCGCGCGTCGTGGCATCCCACGCCGCCTTGAGCCGCAGCCGCGCCTCGTCGCTCAACTGGCCCGGCGCCTTGAGCACCCCGCTCGGCCGGCCCGCGTTGCTGAAGAACCGCGCGCCGTATTCCTTCGCGGCATAGGCTAGGCCGAGCGTTTCCCGGTGCAGCGTCAGCGGCGAATAGCCCGTATATCCGTCGTAGCCCAAGCCGCGCACGTGGAAGATGGGCGCCGGCTGCGTCTTCGGCTGGCTCCACGTCCACTTGACGTCGCGGCCGTCCGGCAGGCGGTACAGGTAGACGAGCCCGCGGCGCTCGTCCCGTGTCACCGTCATCAGGTGCGGCGCCAGCGGCCAGAGCGCCACGACCCGGCCCGACGTGTCGCGCTGAATCTCGGCAAACGCATTGCCGCGCAGCATCAGGTGGCCCTGCATCGCGGAGCGCAGCTCGATCGCCGTCATCTCCGGGTTCGGCAACTGGTGCAGCACCGACGACAGCGGGTGCGTCGTATCCACCGCCTTGCCGGTGGCCGTCTGCTTGAACACCTTGAGCGGCAGTGAGCCCACCGCGTCGGACACGAGCGACACCGCGGCATAGACCGCCGGGATGCCGAGCGCCTTCTCGGAGGTCATCGCCACGCCGGACGCCGTCGGCTCCCCGCCCAGCGCGGAGCGCAGGAAGTCGTCGGGGTTGGCGAACGTGCTGCGCTTCAGCAGACCGCCGAGCAGGCTCATGCCGCACTCCCGGATTGCTGCGACTCGGTGGTCGCCTCGAAGAGCTGCGCCATCTGGTTCACGTCTTCGCCGGCCGCGCGCTTCTCTTTCAGCAGCCGCATCTCGAGCTCGCCCCGCCGGAACCACGGCGTGTCGATGACCTGCTGCCCGATGTGGCCGCACTTGACCGTCGGATCGACCCAGATGGGACAGCCGACCGCCCGCGAGCGCGCACAGAACGCGACGTCTTCCGTGATGGCCGGCAGCCCGCAGTTGTCGAGCACGTACTCGAACCACGGCCGCATGAAGGCCCGCGTGATGCGCAGCGGCACCAGGGCGCAGCCCATGCCGATGAGGTCCACCCGCTGCAGCTCCGTCTCGTCGAGCACCTGCGGCGCGTAGTGGTACTCGGTGGTGTGCTTCTCGGGGTCGATGAACGGCTGGTCGAGCACGACCGGCCAATAGGGCCACTGCTTCAGGTGGTACACCCCCGACACCATGCCGACGCTGTGATGGCGCAGCATCTTGTCGAGCAGGTCGGTCGGCCAGGTCATGTCCGCGTCGAGGAACAGGACATGGCTCGCGCCCATGACCGTGCCCTGCATGAGCGCGTAATCGCGCATCGCGGCGACCGACGGGTACTGGTCCACCCAGCGGATGGCGTAGTCCTGGAAGCCGTGCTTCTTGACCGCCTCTTCGGCGTGCCCGCCCGCGAGCGACGCGAGCAGCGACTTGGCCGTCTGCCGGTAGATGCTGCGCTCGTTGGAGCAGATGGCGATGAGGATGGCGCGCTCGTCCTCGGGCACCGTCCAGTCGGTCACCGGCACCGGCTTGCGGAACGCCCACGAGGACCGGCTCGCCGGCTTGACCCGCACGCCCGCGAACGCTTCCCACGCCTTCACCGCCCGCCCGACACTGGCCCAGTCGCGGTCATGCCCGGCGACCAGGCCGCCCGGCTTCACCTTTGGCCACCACGCCTCGAGGTCGCTCAGGACGGACGCGGTCGCATGGTCGGCGTCGAGGAAGACGGCATCGAGACTGCCGTCGGCGTACGAGCCGGCCGCCTCCACGCTCGCCAACCGGACAGGATGGACGAACTCCCGCACCGGGTCTGTGTGTGTGAGGAAGGCTTCGTAGAGGCGGCCGGCTCGGACGTCGGGGTCGTCCGTGTGCAGCGTCTCGGTCGGCGTGCCGAGCCAGGTATCGACGACGTCGAACCGGATGGCCTTGCCGCTGAGCGCAATCTCGACGCCCATGAAGGCCGCCGACTGGCCCTTCCAGCCACCCACTTCGACGACGTGCGCGCCCGACGGCAGCGTATCCACGAGCTGCGCGTAGAGGTCCGGCCAGTCAAACCAGCCGGGCACGTCCATGAAGTAGTGCGCGAGGTCAGCCATGCCGCAGCGCCAGCAGCACGGACAGGACGACGAGCACCACGCCCGCCGCAATCAGGCCGCCTGACAGCGAGGTCAGGCCGACGCCCCAGATGACGAGGCCCGCGCCTACGACGGCCATGCCGTCGGCGACGCCCAGCCCGCTCGGTCGGTCGGCTCTCACCGCGACCTATGGTGGGAGAGGTTGTGGCACGTGGAACGGCGGCGGGCGCGCCGTGTACCCAAATGTACCCGCGTGTACCCAGATGTACCCGGTTACTTCGTGCTGGTGGTGGTGCTCGTGACGGGCGGCCAGATCCGCACGCCGCGGCCGGGCGTATCCGCGACGACGTGCAGCCGCGGGTCTTTGACGCGCTTCCACCGCTTGATGGTGTTGTACGTGACGTCGTACCACCGGGCCGTGTCCTTCATCGTCCACTGGTCCTTGGGGGTCTTGTTGCTCATAGGATCAGTACCTCGCGCTGGTCATACACACCGGGATTCGCCGGCTGGCGAATGGACGCTAATTGCATCGCCATCGAGAGCGCGCTGATGCCGTCCACCTTGTCGCGCGCCTTCATCTTCCGCAGTTGCAGGTCGCCCTTCTGGCCCGTCTGCACGACGGCGTTGCTCGCCATCCAGGTCAGCACCGGGTTGTCGTGATGCGCGAGCGAGCCATCCACGACGGCCTCTTCGATCGCGCGCAACCCAAGGTTGAGCGCGTAGCCCTGCGTCTGCTCGTGCATCGGCGGCGCCTTCCGGTTGGGCCACAGCCGCTTGACCAGCCGCTGCCGTAAGGCTTCCGCGAACGCCGGGTCGAAGCCGCACTCGACCACGCCCCACTCCGTCCAGAGCCGCGCGATGTCCACTTCGATCCGCTCGAAGTCCGTCACGTCGCCTTCGGTCAGCGTCAGCACGCCCGACCGCTTCCACGTCTCATAGGGCCGCGCGCGGAACACGTCCATCGCGCCCTTCGGCATCCAGAAGTGCGCCCGCACCAGCCATGTCCCATCCGGTAGCCGCGTCACCACCACGAAGGCCGACAAGTCCGACTTCAGCCCGAGGTCGAGCCCGGCATACGACACACACCCGTCCGCGGCGCTGAGGTCCACCCGCCGGCACTGCGCCCACCGCGTCATGTCGAGCCACCGCACCTCCTGCTCCGTCCACTGGTTCAGGTACAGCCGCCGGAAACTGTTCTGCTGCTCCGGCTTGTGCGACGACTCGAGCGCCCACGCCCGCATCTCTTCGATGTCGCGGAAGTCCCCGAGCGCCGGGTTGGCTGCGCGCCACACCGTCTCGTCCGTCCAGTCGGCCCCGTCCGGCGCCTCGTACAACACCTGATAGAACGACGGGTCGATCACGTCGCCATCCCGCACCTTGCGCGCGTAGTCCCATAACTCCCAGCAGATGGTTGTCTTGTCGAAGCCGGCCGTCGTGATCGCCACCATCATCGGGTCGCGCCGCGCGCCCTGCGACGTGCGCAGGACGTCCCACAGTTCCCGCGACGGCGCCGCGTGGAGCTCGTCGTAAATGACGAAGCTGGCGTTGAACCCATGCTTGCTGT